TTCGCCAGCCTCTACACCTACAGCAATTCCAATCGCGATATGGGCAACTGCAAGAGTCATGAGGAATTCCGCGAGCAGTTCAAATTCTTGATAGCGGAACTCGAGAGAGTCATGATTCCTGGTCGGCTTGTGTCCGTTCACTGCATGCTTTTGCCAACATCGAAGCAGCGCGATGGGTTCATTGGGCTTGCGGACTTCCGCGGGGAGATAATCCGGGCGTTTCAGGACGCGGGATTTATCTATCACTCGGAGGTCTGTATTTGGAAAGACCCCGTGACGGCCATGCAACGCACCAAGGCACTTGGACTGTTGTACAAGCAGCTGCGCAAGGACGCGACTATGAGTCGCCAAGGCATACCTGACTACTTGTGTACGTTTCGCAAAGCCGGCGTGAATCCTGAGCCAGTTGAGCACACACCGGACGATCTCAGTCTGCCCATGTGGCAGAAATATGCGTCACCGGTGTGGGATGACATCAGGCAGAGTCGGACTCTGCAGAAGTACAGCGACCGAAACAATGACGACGAGCGCCACATTTGCCCGCTGCAGCTCGACGTCATCGAGCGAGCATTGCATCTGTGGAGTAACTCCGGTGATTTGGTGTTGAGTCCATTTGCCGGCATCGGATCTGAGGGCTACTGCTCGATCAAGATGGGGCGTCGGTTTGCCGGATTCGAACTCAAACCTGAGTACTACGATCAAGCCGTGGCGAATCTGCGCGCGGCCACGATCGAGCGCGGCCAGAAGACTCTTTTTGGATGATAACTATGTCACTCCAATCGCGCCCGAATCTTCTCCCAACGCAAGATCGAGACGTCTACATTAGCGACCCCGTGGTGAGGGGCAGTGGGAGGGATGCGTGAATGAGCTGGCACTATTCGCTGGCGCTGGAGGAGGCATTCTCGGAGGCGTGCTCCTCGGATGGCGCACCGTCTGTGCCGTGGAGATCAATGCCTACTGCGCCAGACGACTCATGCAGCGACAAAATGAAGGGCACCTGCCACCGTTCCCCGTTTGGGATAATGTTTGTACCTTCGACGGACGCCCATGGAGAGGCGTTGTTGATGTGGTTTCGGGAGGGTTTCCCTGCCAGAACATCAGTTCGGCTGGACAACGAAAAGGCATTGATGGCGAACACTCTGGACTGTGGCGAGAGATGGCTCGCATCATTTCAGAAACCAGACCAGTCTTTGTACTCATCGAAAATTCGCCGCATTTACGCACTCGCGGACTTGTCCGAGTGCTCAAAGACCTTGACGGCATGGGGTACAACACGTCGCGGGGTGTGTTTGGAGCGGAAGATTGTGGAGCGCCACATCCGCGAAAACGAATGTGGATTGTTGCCAACACCGACGACGGTCGGAAACGAGTGCTCCCCGTCGATGCAGAAGTGGCCAGCACATCAACGGCTGATGGAGTTGCTTGGCCGGTTCAAGTTGCCGACCTTACGGGCATCAAGATGGGGGCCAGAGGATTCGCACGGGAACACGTCGAATTGGCTGTGTCTGAGGGATGCGCTTGCATGTCTGCCAACTCCTCGTGCGTCGGACGCGGACAGGGGAGGTCGAGGAGACTTGTTGCAGGCATGGAGAGGCAACAAG